CATTGGAGGTGGTGGTGCACCAGCAGTTGTTGTACCACCACTTACTGTACCATATAACTTATCAATATTATCAAATAATCCAGTTTTCTTAATAATGAGAGGGGTTTGTTTTAATTCTTCACCAACTGCTCTTTCAATTCTCTGTTGTTGTAAATCTAATCTAATCTCCTCATCAGAGAAACCAAAAATATGTTTTTTAGCCCATGTTGCTGAAACTGGTGAAATACCTGTACCAGGATCCGCAACTGCATCCCTATAAAGACCAACCTTTTCTTTCCAAACATCAATCTTTAATAAATCTGATTGTGTTGATGGATTGGTTAATCCCAAAGTAAAATTAGATATTTCATCCTCAAAACCCAATAAAAATAAATGAATAATTGCAATTTTATTCAATTCAGATATCATACATTTTTGTATTCTATTTATTGTTCTTGCAAATCTAATATCTTGTAACGCTAAAGTTTTTCCTTCACCAGCCACATCTTCAAAACCCAAGAATGTTTTTGGTATCCTTAATGCTGTAACCAATTTTTTCTGGATATACTCTATATCTGCAATTTCTCCAAGATTTGTTCCGCCAGGTAAAGTTTCAATGGGACTACCTTGCCCGGGGTCTCTTACTGGTATAAAATAATCTTGGTCAACAGCCATTTGATTATATCTCATATCCACATTACCCGTTTTACTATCAACAATTTGTTCTCGTTTGAATTTATTTGCAACACGCTGTACATATGACTCAACATCATTATCATCCATATTACCAACAAAAACTTTAAATACCCTACGTTCTGGTGCTCTTGATGTTCTATATATTAACATAGCATCTTCTGCCAATAAAAGTTGTTTCCAAATACGCCTCGCTTTTTCCAATAAAGATGTACCATAAGGTAATTTTCTATCATCTCCCAATATTCTAAAGTGAGCAACTTCCCAAGGCTGAAATTCCATCTGTTTATTTTTCCATTTGAATTTAAGGGATTGATTTTCTGATGACATTTCACCATAATTTGGTGATTTTTCAGTACTACCTGGTTCTAATCTTTCTATTTCTATATTAGGTAATTGATTGCAACCAACAATGCCTTTTTCTGGGTCTAACTTTAAATAGACAAAATTATCACCAAACTTAGCTGTATTCCTAGTCCACATAGGCAATGATGTGTTTATATCCAAAACATTATTAAATAAATCAGTTAGCACCGATTTAATTCTTTTTGATTCAGAATATATTTGTAGCATATGACCATCTTCATTTGCTGTTGTTGATTCTTCAGCATATATATCTAATGCTGCCCCTATTTCTGGCGTATACTCCATACTTTCAAAATCATAGACTGATGCTAATCTTGTTGGTTCATAATATACTGCTTGGGTATATAAGTGGTTATCAATCTTTGCCCATTGATTTGATAGATAAAATGATTGCTGGGCTTGTAATTTTTCCCTTTGATATTCATCTTTATTTTGCGTTCTTAATAACTCCTTCTTATCAAATTTATATGTTGGGATATCTTGATTTAAAAGAGAATTTGGTCCAAAAGTTGCAGATAACCTTTGCCAAACTGTTAGATTTTCATTATTACTCATAATATATTATATTTATCTTCCACCAAATAACCAATTATATTTTTGGTAATCATTTACATTTGGGGTATTTATTCCATCTTTACCATTGGCATTTGATATCATTGGATTAAAATAGAGTGATTGTTCAGTATATGTATTTGTATGTGTACTCCAAGAATTAATCATTGCTTTTGTGTGGTTTGTTACTTTTTCCAAAACTTGAAAAGACTTTTCTGCAACATAAGTAGCCATTGCTATTGCCATAATACAATCATCATGATGCCCCTTCTGGTGATCAGGTCTCCCATTTATATATATAAAGGTATTCATTTCATTGTATAGTCTATTTGAATAAATTTTAAAACCATGTCTTAATGCTTCTTCATAAGATGCAATCATTTGAACTCTTTTGTTATTGAAATTTATTCCAGGAATCCTTTCATACATTTTTGGGTCATACTTCCATTTATTATTTGTATCAACATTATCATAATATAAACTTGGATAATTCATTTCTTGTAATTTCCTAGATGTTGCAACTCCCATTCCACCAGTCAAATCGACAACAACAAATGCCCTATACATTGTACACCATTTATACACAACTTCTGCTAATATATCTGGGGGTATTTTGCCAACATATTCCAAAACTTGTTCTTGTGTATCAAAATCAATAATCTGAATTGTTGAAAAATCTTCTGAGTCACCCCTTGATACATCAACACCTGCAACATACCTATGACCATTTTCTGGCTCTTTAAACATCCATAAACTATTTCCCATCAATTTTGATATGGGGTTTGCCAATTGGTTCTTTAAGATATTTGTTAATAATTCTGAATCAAATACATTATCACCTGACCCCAAGAAATTACTTTCAATCTCTTGTGAAACTTTTCTTTTATCATATTTTAATTTCTTCACCATACCCTCATACCAAGATGAACATGGTTTATAACCTTCTTCAATATGGTCAATCACTACTTGATGGTCTCTTTCGTATGAATTCTCATGTGATAAATCTAATATATCATCTTTGGTATATTCTTCTTTATTTAAAAGATAATGAATCATATCTTTTGTCTTTACCAAAAATAAATCTTTTGTATATCTTGGATCCCTATACCAAACCATTTCAGTAATCTTGAACTCATTCATATTACGCAATGCTTGGTCATATATCTCATAATATATCCTATCATAACCATTTGGTGTTGATATTACCACAACCTTACCCCCTGTTGATAGCGATGCCATAGAGGCTGCCCAAAAGTCGGGGTCAGCATCAATATAGGCTGCCTCATCAAATATCAATGTGGTGGGTGTATAACCCCTTAACGCATCTTTTGATGTTGCCACTGCTTTAACCTCACAATCATTGTTTAATTTAAAATGCCTTGCTGAATTTTTTTCAGATGAAAATCCAATACCAACCCAATTAGGCCATTGTTCTGTAAAATGTCTAACCTTATTAGCCATCTCAACTGCGGTATCCAATTTGTTGGCAATAATTAACACTTTTTCAGGTTTATTCTTATTTGCAAATGCTAATTTTTTTGATATCCAAGCAGCTGTAACCGTTGACACCCCAGCCTGCCTATACTTTAATGCAATATTTTCATTATATGAATCAAAATCCTCAATCAATTTTACTTGGTCTGGAAATAAATCTAATGGTACATATCTTTTAACTGTATTGTCATATGTTTGTAAATATGTCTTTAAACAATATGGTGTGCTTTTTATACATTTGGCTGATTCAATCAATACTTGATCTCTTGTCATATTTTGTTTTTTTATAAATACATACAAAATAAAAAAACCCCCAAACTAATTAAGAATGGGGGTTAATTCTATGAAAAATAAAAATTAATTTAACATATTTTTATCTCGTAAATCTTTCATTAAATCTTTTAAATTAACATTTACATAATCATTTGGGTCAAATCCACCTTGTTTTCCGCCAGAATATGAATCATCTTCACCATCTTGGTCTCCTAATCCGCCATCATCAAACTCTTCCTCATCTTCATCATATTGACTCATTAAATAATCAATATATCTTTGTTTGCTAACTCTAGCCTTTTCAACCAGTTCTTCAAACTCTCTCTTTGCGTAATTTTGGTCAGAAGCCGTATCAGATATTACATATTTCATTAAGTCGATAAAATCATTTTCATGTATTTTATATAATTCAACAAAGAAAAATCTAATTAATCCAATTTCTGATTTATCAAATAATTCTATTGGTAAAATTTTTCTTATTTTTTCCAAAATTGGTGGTCCAATTCTTAACGCATCAGTTTCCGATTTTAATGTATCTGTTTGACTTAATGTCATATTAGCCATATCAGTATCAGATGGATAACCTTGTCTAGCTAAAGCCTCTTCAATTCCTTTTGAAATTTCATGGCATAAAATTGGAAAAATAAAAGCCGTAGCATTAATGCTTGTTTTTGTGTCCCCTTCTTCTCCATCAGGGTCTGGTACGTCATTCACATCAACCGCAGCTAAAATACCGTCGCCTTTTGCCGCAGCTTCCATATTATCCTCATTTATAAAGTACATAGCATCAATATACGGGACTGTTTCATTATATAAGGTATACAATTCTGGATCAAGTTCGTCTAATTGAGCCTTAACTTCTGGTTTTTCATAAATATAATGAGTTTTTCTAGCAACACCAGCAATAAGAGCGTTAATAATATCTCTTTTAAACATATTTTTCTCTAAAACTTCTTGCTCTTTGGGTGATAATTTGGTTTCAATTTTTGCCTTTTCCTTACGCATTTTTTTAACCACCTCACTACTAGGTCTGCCCAAGCTAGCATTAATTTCGAATGTATCATCGCTAACTTCCATCTCATTTAATGTTTCACTAATTGCTATTTCAGCTAATTGATCTCTATATCTATTTTCTAATTCTTGTATTCTTGCTACATTCCTAAATACGTTTCCACTTATTGCTGAAACTAATTCAGATTGTGTTAGTGTTTCTTTACCCAAATTACGCCTAATTCTACTTAAAATTTCATTAAAAGATTTACTGAATAATTTTTGAACATCAGCGGCACCCCTCTTAAAGGCTGGGTTCTTAGCAAACATACTATTAGGGTCAGCCAATTTCTTTTCAAGTCTTGGATCCATTCTTTCAGAACCGCTATATTCTAATTCCTCCTTTAGTTTTCTTTTTATTAATTTATTAATATCCTTCATTAGTTTTCAAAATTTAGTAATTGCATAATGTTATCTATAATAGTGTTTTTTGCCTTTTCAGGTGAAATTGCTTTTGGTGTTGTATTAACTTTTGGGTTTGGGTTAATAAATGGGTTATCTCTCCTTGTTGGTTTTGTTGTTGGTTTTGCTGGTTTTACAATTGGTTTTGTTTCAGTATTGGCTTTTGGGTCTGGATTAACTTTTGGATTTGGGTTGATGAATGGATTATCCCTTCTTGTTGGTTTTGTAGTTGGTTTTGCTGGCTTTACAACTGGCTTAGTAGTTGGTGTATCATATTCTCTTAAATGCCTCAATAATGCACTTTTTGTTACTTTTGGTTTTGAATAAGATTCAATCATTCTATCCATTTCATTTTCAATAAAAACATCAATTGGATTTACGCCTTCTTTCACACCTTTCTTAACATCCATAACACATCTTTCATATTTTTTAAGTTGTGGTTTTGTCCACTCACTTCTTTCAGATGTTCCAAATTCTTTTTTTAATTGTGCTGTACAAATTGCAAAAGGATTTTTTGTTTGAGATTTTTTCTTTGCCTCACCCATTTCCTTTTTCTCAAGTCTAACATTATAACCTTTAGC